GTAATTACAAATATACGTTCGTAGGAGGTTCGAACTAATTATGATGGTAACTGTAGAAGGCGTAATTACTAGTGTGGAAGAAAAAACAAAAGATGATAAACCTTACACTGAATTACTGTTAGCGCAAAAAGGTGAAAAGATGCAGGTAACTGTGCGAGTGCCTGGTGCAAAGTCTAATGATTATGAGCCGTTTCAAGTGGAGACATTTCAAGGTCGTTTGATGCAATGGGCAACACGTAATGGTGTTGGTTCAATGGTCATGGTAGATGGAAATTAATGAGCAACCCAATGAACCAGTAACTGAACCCGATCCTGTCGATCCGATCAATGAAACTGAGGAACCTATTGAAAACTCGGAAACAGTTGAACCGGATCCAGTTGAACCAGAAATACCATGGCAAGCATTTTCTGATAACTTAAATCTAATTCTGGAAGGACAAGCATCTCAAACAGAAATAATTATAGTATTCGGAAATATTTTTTTCGGTTTACTTCTGGGTTACATGATGGTGAAAGGGATGACAAAGCCATGGAGATAGTGCAAGTCGATATGATCATGATTGGAGTCATGGCCAGTGTACTTGTGTACTTGATTCCTTTCTTGTTCTCATATGCAATATCTAAAGTATTCAACATTTGATATTACATTAAGGAGGTGACTATACATATGGATACTGGTATCACTGGAGCAGTTACAACTGCGGTGCAAAGTGCTGCAGATAGCACAATCGGAATGTTTACAAATGTTCTTCCAATTGCCTTGACTGTATTTGCGGCTATCTGGGGAGTACGTAAGGCAATCAAATTCTTCAAAAGTGCGGCAAACTAAGTTTTTTCAAACAAAAGGCAATCATGAAAAATGGTTGCCTTTTTTATTTACCCAGAGAAAGGAACCGCATATGAATAAGAAATTTACGCTAATGATTGCGTTTGGTTTATGTATTTCTTTGCTTATAACTCAAGTTATATATGCAAGTGCGGCATATAAGCTTACGGAGGAAGCAATTGAATTTATTTCTAAATCCTCGAGAAAAACAGATCTGAAATTAGTTTATAGTTCGGTTCAAGTGAAAAATGGAGCCAAATTTGATTCGGCTGCCGATGCTGTAAAAATGCAAGAAGCGGGATTATCTAGAACACCTTTGACAGTTGTAGAGTCATTACAAAAATCTGCAGAACGAGCAACACCTGTTGAAGGAAAACCGGGATGGGTCAAAACATTTATAGGAGCTGGGGTATTTCTTACAGGTGCAGATATTGGTTATGAGATATTTGACATGATTAATGGTGTAGATCCTGAATATGATCCAGACAAAATACAGAGATATTCAGAAAACTTTATAGCAGGTTCTGGTGATACCTTGGTTGGATCAAATGGACTTTCATACAACTGGGAATATGTTACGGATCGATATGGTGTTACTTCCGCATATTTGAAAATTACATCAAGTGTAGTGGCAGGGGCATGGTGGATGGTAAATACTGATGGATCATTAGGATATATGAGTTGGGCAAATGCTGTACCTTATCCAGAAGATGCAGCTATAACAAAATGGGAGTTTCAACCGAATACAGGATCCGGGGCAAGTATTTTTACAGTTGCAACATCAGGGAATGAACAAGAATTAGTAAGAACAATCAAATTATCTGGTTGGGATAATTATTATATCTCCTCGAGTACAGCGGGATGGAATCTTGTAGAAGGTCCATTAACTGGTGTAACTCAAGTGCCAGCTGTAGAGCCGGTTATGGTACCAATGACAGAACCTTGGGCAGATATTTATCCAGGAGAAACACAACTTGTCGAGCTTACATATCCCGACCCGGCTACAGTTACCAATGTAGGCGAATCGATCGCAACTAATCAAGAAGCAATAAGAAATTCTGAAACTAATCCAACTGATCCAGAGGATCCAACAGCGCCAACTAAACCAAGCGGAGATTGGCCTGATACATTGGGAGGAATATTTACAACTCGTTTTCCATTCTCATTGCCCTGGGATCTTTACCGTATGATTGAAATCTTAAATGCTGTTCCTATGGCACCAGAAGTTAATATCAATCAAAACTTTATGGGGATGCCTTTTATAATCCAATATAGTTTTTCATATCTGGATCCTTATATGCCTTGGTTCCGGTCAATTATTATTGTTGGTTTCTGTATTTTTCTTATTATGGGGACACGTAGTCTATTAGGTGGTGCGAAGTAATGGGTTCATTAATAGATACGGTTCTTGAATGGCTAACGGATATGGTAAAAGCAGTATTGCTACTTTTACCAGAATCACCATTTGCGAATCTTTCAATTGATACAGTGCCGGCTTTTGTTAATGTCATGAGTTATATAAATTATTTCATTCCGATCGGCGCGATCCTTACGATATTTACAACATATTTGGCAAGTGTGTTGATTTGGTATGGTGTCCGGTGGGTTTTACGTTTGGCGAAATATATTGATTAATGGGGTGAATATTTAACGTGATCAGTTTATATACAGGATCGGTGGGAAGCGGTAAATCTTATCATGCTACAGATCTGGGGCTTCAATGGATAAAAAGAAAGCATGTAATAGCAAATTTCCCTATTAAGCCGCCGAGTAGGGCACCAAAATTTATTGCAAAGCAATGGCAAAAAAAATTGACGCGTTGGACGTACTGGAATGATTTTTCTGTAGAAATGTTAATTGCTTATTCAATCGAAAATGGTTGGTACGGTAAAGAAAGTCAATGTTTAGTCATAATTGATGAAGCGGGTATAATGTTCAATTCTCGTGATTGGCAAACAGAAAGAGAGTCTAGAACAAAGTGGATAAAATTTCTCTCCCAGTCTAGAAAGTTTGGATATGATTTTGTATTTGTCTGTCAGTCGGATCGGATGATTGATAAACAAATCAGGGGACTAGTTGAATATGAAGTTAAGCATTTGAAAGCAAATAATTCATTTTTCTTAAGCTTCTTAAGTCTCTTTAAAGTGACGCTATTTTTATATGTTTATCGTTGGTATCAAACAAAATTAAAAGCGAGTATGCGTTTTGGTAGATATAAATCCTCGGTGGCAAATCGTTATGATACAATGCGCACTTTTAATCTGGATGATCTGATTTCTCAAATAAAACAAATTTATAAAAATTCAGATATGCCTGATTCAGTTCACAAACAAATAGAGATTTGGGAGGAAGCCAAAAATCAGAATACTGGAAAAGTAGAAGGCGTAAATAAACGTTTTGAAGGGATGCAAGAAAAATTGGAACAAGCAATAAAAATGACATCGAATGATGAAGAGTTAGCGGAATTTGTACAAGAGGTTCGTAGCGATCTGTCCGGAGGGGTAGGGGTTCCCTCGGACGGATCGCACGATCAATCTGATATAAAACCTAAAATTAATTTAAAAAAGGCAGGGGTAAGTGCATGGGATTATTTAAAAAAGCAGAAAAAATAATTTTTAAAATTGAGAGAAAATCCAGAAAAATTCAGTTTCGATATGCTTTGTTCCAGAAGAACATGAAGAGAAGGGGACTTAAACATTGGATACAATCGAGATACTTTTGACCGCATTTCTAGTAATTTTTATGTCTCTAATTTTTTTAGATTAATAGAAAATCGTCTTTACTTTTGGTAACTTTATGTTAATATAAAGGTAACCAAAAGTAAAAGGTGGTTGATAGACTTGGCAAAGATGGGGCGACCAGTAATAGGAGTAGGTAAGCCAGTAAAAATTACGTTGCCTGAAGAAGATTGGAAAAAGATTGAACAGTTAATAGAGTATGGACATGTAAAATCTGTTTCTGATTATTTCAGGCAATTGCATTTGTACCAGGAGGGGAAAAGAAAGTGAAAATAACAACTGTTTGCAATTGTGAAATATGTAATGAAAAATTCATCGATGGACAAGTAGTTGCGTACGATCCGGATCAAGATGAAACAATTTGTTACGCTTGTGGGTTAGGCAGCCTAAATCTAGAATCACAAATTTATGTGGAAAGTGCTCCGGTTTATCATTAGGCCTTGGGAGTGCAGAGGGCTTGCCCTTTGCTTATACCAACTCTTTTAAAGATTTAATATGCTTTTCCTTTCCCTTTAAACTATACTGCCGATCTGGCAGGGCAAGGAAGGACGCACCATGAAATGGGGGGGTAAAAATGGAGCGCGGTAGCGCCTTGGTATATATGACGAAATTTGCTTCCGCTTTTTCTGAGGTAAAAACCCACGAGCCCAATAAGGGCAAGGGTTCCGAGTTGGTCAAGAAAGGTCAAACTTTAGATTTAGAAGAGCATTTAAAAAAGACTCGTGCAGAAAGATATATGTTACAGGCTATCGCAAGAAAAGCACTTCCAAATGAACGCGTTATGAAGTGTCTCAGACATCGTAGAAGCAAAGATATCGATGTAGAGGTCTGGAAGCATTCTGGAACTAGTAAAGCCTTTTACGCGGGCTTACAGGTGTGTGGTAGCGTTTGGAATTGTCCAGTGTGTGCCGCGAAAATATCTGAAAGACGACGATCAGAATTAAAAGAAGCACTTTTCAAGCATAAAAAAGTAGGCGGAAGAGTAGCTATGCTGACATTGACTTTTAGTCATAAGAAAACTGATAAGTTACATGATACATTGCAAAGATTTTTAGATGCTGTTAGAAAATTCAGATCTGGCAGACCATATAAAAATACAATTGAACCATTGGGCATGATTGGCAGCATAAGGGCATTTGAAATTACATATGGGCAGAATGGTTTTCATCCTCATGTACATATTTTATTATTTTATAATAATGCCGTTATAATGCCCCTTATTGAAGCACAATTGTTTCGATTATGGAAAGAGGCTTGTACTAAACTTGGTCTAACTACAAAAGATGGTTATGGATTGACTTTGCAAGATGGTGGGATGGCAGATAATTATGTTACTAAGTGGGGGATAGATCAGGAAATGACTAAATCCCATGTTAAAAAAGGTCGACAAGATAGCTTAACTCCATTCGATTTTTTAAGATCATATCTTGAATCTGAAGATGAAAAATATTTATATTTATATTCTGAATATGCTTCAGCACTAAAAGGTAAAAGCCAATTGTTCTGGAGTAAAGGATTGAAGCAACATTTCATGTTAGAAGAAAAAACTGATGAAGAATTAGCAGAGGAAAAGACCGAGCTCGCCGATCTACTCGGTACCTTAAGATATTATGATTGGCAAAAAATTATGTATAGTGATAAAAGAGCAGAGTTTCTGGAATTATGCGAAAATAATAATTTTGAAGATGCACTAAAAATTATATTGCCTCTTACATCTGGAAAAAGAAAAAATGCCACTGATGCAACAGTGACATTAGATAGCCCGGATAAAATTACAAAATCAACAGACTCTCCAGGCAATGGAGTCTAACCCTAAAAATATTATAAACTAAAATCCGTACAGGGAAAACCGTCTACTGTTTAGAATGGTATATCCCTGTATTTTTTATTTTATGAAAGGAGTCAAAATATTATATGTCACGTAAACGGCTTCCAGATGAAGAACGAAAGGAAACTTTAACGATCCGGATCAAGAAACAACTGATTGACGAAATCAAAAAAGAAAAAAACTATAATCGCAGGATTGAAAACTTGATTGAACACTATTTAAAAAACAAAGGTTGACAAGGAGTAATTTCCCAATTTAAAAT